AGAGCAGTTGGAATGTATGCATACGAATTAATAAGTGATTATGAAAAAGAATAAAGAGATAGACCCTATATACCCACTCATTATTGCATATCTCCTCACCATTGGATTATCTTTATTAATTGAGGTATATACTACAAAATAAAAATAGAAGTGTTATAATAATAGTAAAATACAATTAAATACTATGGCATTCGTTAAAGGAGATACAAGGATAAATGCAAATGGAAGACCAAAAGGTGCATTGAATAGAAGCACAGAACAAATGAAGTTAACAATTGCTCGTGCAGTAAATAATACATTGGATACAATACAAAAAGATTTAGAAGAGATAAAGAAGAGAGACCCTGAAAAGGCAATGGATTTAGCTCTTAAACTAATGGAATATGCTTTACCTAAGTTAAGTAGAACAGAGATGAAAGCTGAGATAGAACAAAAGATACAACAGATAACAATTAATATTACAAAGAGTGGAAGTCACGATTAATACCACAGTTACGTTTGAGCATCTGTTAGAATCACAAAGCAGAGTTATACAATGTATAGGTGGAACTCGTAGTGGTAAGACTTATGCAATACTCCAATTTCTTATTGTAAAGGGGCTAGAATCGAAGCAAACTATAACGGTAGTACGTCGTACCATTCCTTCTCTTAAACGTACCGTAATCAAAGACTTTAAGGATATAGTATCTGATTTGGGCATATGGAGAGATGATGATTTTAACACAACAGATAGAATATATACAATAGGTGAATCAACCATTCAGTTTATCAACTCAGATGACCCCGAAAAGCTAAGAGGTCTTAAATCAGATATACTTTTTATAGATGAAGCATCAGAGATAGATGAAGAGAGTTTCTTTCAGTTATCAGTTCGGACATCAGGTAAAATAATATTAGCTTACAATCCAACCGTATCACCATATCATTGGTTAAGACAGATGCAAGATTGTGAAAGATACGTTACAACATACAAAGACAATACATACCTACCTAAAGAGATGGTAGATGCTATTGAAGAATTAGAAATTAAAAACCCTAAATACTGGAAGATATATGGAAAAGGTGAATTTGCCCCTAATGATAAAGCTGTATTTCAGTTTGACATTATTGATGATACTGATGGTGAGTTTGTTGCCTTTGGCTTTGATATTGGCTATAGCTCTGACCCCTCTGCATTGGTTGCAATATACAAGAAAGATAATGAACTACATTTGGAAGAACTACTTTACGAAACAAAGCTCGTTACTTCTGACATCATTGACAGGCTTAAACGATTACAAATTGACAAAACGCATGAAATCTTCTGTGATAGTGCAGAACCCCGTCTCATTGAAGAAATCTACCGAAGTGGATTCAACATCAAAGCAGTTGTTAAAGGACCAGATAGTATAAGATTTGGAATAGGTGTAATGCAGAACTATAAGATAAAGATTCTTAAATCATCACAGAATTTAATCAATGAGATGTATGCCTACCAATACATAACGGATAAGTATGGTTATGTAACTGATAGACCTGAAGGAGGATTAGACCACTTAATAGATGCAGCAAGATATGCATGTATGATGAAGTTATCAGTTAAAGCACAATCAAAAGGTAAGTATGCAATATCAATAGGAAACTACAAATACTAATGGAACAAACTTGGACAAGTGAAGAAATAAGAGACCTCCTACTATATGTAAAGGAGATGGATGAGATAAACGAAAACCTCAGAGCAGGTGTCATAATGATGCAAGCTAAATTAGATAATGAAGAAGCAAAGGTAAAGAGATTAACCCTTTACATTAAACAAATAACAGGACAATCATGAAACAAATATTAGAAATCAATGTACCGAATGATTACTCAGCAATAACACTTACAAAGTTCTTACAATTACAAAAGGACTTAAAGGTATATGGTGATGATGAAGAAGCTAAACTAGCTACTCTATTCTACCACCTATGTAACGTAGAGCCAGGTATAATGAGTAAGATAGATACATCAACATTCATTCAGATAAAAGAACAATTGCTTTCATTTATAGCAAGAGAATCATTTGACTTAAAACCATTCGTAAATATAAACGGAGTAGAGTATGGCTTCGAACCAAACTTATCTGAGATTGCTTATGGTGCTTATGTAGATATATCAAAGTTCGATGAGCTGAATATAAATGAGAATTGGGAAAAGGTAATGGCTATACTATACAGACCTGTTAAAAAGAAATTAGGTAAGTTATATGAGATAGAACAATATACAGGTAATGAACCTTCAGAGCATTGGAGAGAAGTTAATATGGAGATACATTTTGGAGCTCTGTTTTTTTTTATCAATTTGTCAAAGGTCTTATTGAAAAATACCCTGAAATCTTTGATTCAGAATCAACAGGAGATACCTCACAACATCAAATCAATTTTGGCCGCAAGTGGGGCTCTTATCAATCAATCATCACTCTTTGCGGTGGAGAACTCCTTAAAATAGATGAGGTAGTTAAACAACCATTGGAAAAGTGTTTGTTCTTCTTATCGTATCATTCAGATTACAATACATTACAGAACTTAATGCATAAAGAATCCTTAAAGAAAGTGGGATAAGTATAAATCCCACTTTCGTTGTTATATGTAATAAACATTATATATGGCAAAGTGGAGTAACTCTCGTAATGGAAACCTTCGTTATTCTGTCAACAGAGAGAATGCGAGTGGTATCTATATAGGTCCTACACAAGGTCTTTCATCTCCAAAGAATAATCGTAGAGGATGTTTGTGTCTAAATGAAAACAGATACGGAAGAGATTGTTGTAATGGTGCTTTAATGGCGCAAGGTATAGGTAATATACAAGGATACCCTGCACAAGCAGTATATCAATCATCAGGTTTCTCAAATGGTTTCTCATTAGGATTCCAAAGATTTATAGAAGAATAATAAATAAATTAGCAATATGGCGATTTTAACAAAAGCACAATTAGAAGCATTAAATCAGAGTTCGTTTCCTGACCAATCAACGGAAGCGATTACTCCTGCAATACTTCGTAATTATAATACACAAACAATAGATACGTTAGTAGATAGTTTAGATACAGGTAGTTTTACTACTGATGCAGAGTTTAATGCATTCACATCATCTACCAATAGTTCTATTACACAGTTGAACGCAAGTTCTGCTTCTCAGCAAGTAAGTATCAACGCATTAAATGGAGCAACTTCATCTTATGCAACATCTGCTATTACTGCATCATCTTTAATTACTGCATCGGTAAATCTTAATACAATTACTTTTACTAAAGGTAATGGTAGTACGTTTGATGTAACTGTTAATACAGGTAGTGGAGGAGGAACAACTGATATTAGTTCATTGAATGCATTTACATCATCACAATTGAATATCAATAGTGGATTGAATGCATCAACTGCTTCACAACAGATTAGTATAGATAACTTAAATAGTACTACTGCATCAATCAATAGTTCTATAACTCAGTTGAACGCAAGTAGTGCTTCACAACAAATTAGTATCAATGCATTAAACACTAATAGTGGTAGTGTGAATAGTTCAATAACACAATTGAATGCTTCATCTGCTTCACAACAGATTAGTATAGATGCTTTGAATACAACATCTGCATCGTTAAATACATCTGCAAGTTTAGCATTAACAACTGCATCATTTAGTGGAAACACTTTAACTTTTACAAAAGGTAATGGAACTACATTTGGTGTAGTTATACCCGATGTTAGTGGTAGTGCAGGTAATTTTGTAACTACATCTTCTTTTAATGCTTATACTGCATCAACAGATAGTTCTATATCTCAATTGAATGCTTCATCTGCATCACAACAGATTAGTATAAATGCTTTAAGTGCAGCAACTGCATCGTATGTAACATCTGCTATTACTGCAAGTTCGTTAGTAACTGCAAGTGTTGCAATAAACGTATTAACATTTACTAAAGGTGATGGTACTCAATTTAATTTAACAGTAGCATCAAGTGGCTCAGTAACACCTGGAACAATATCAGGTAGTGAACAAATAACTGCATTAGGATTTGTTAGTTCTTCTGTAACTGCAAGTTCTTTAATAACCGCATCCGTAAATCTTAATACAATTACATTTACTAAAGGGGATGCATCAACATTTGCTATAACTGTTAATACAGGTAGTGCTACTACAACTGATATTACTTCATTGAATGCATTTACTCAATCTGCACAGGCTGAAATTGACTCATTACAAGCTGCAACTGCATCTTACGCAATTAGTAGTTCAGTAGCAGCGGTAGATGCGGCACAACAATCAC